TTAACAGCATGAGCAGCAATAGCGACCATAGTCCAACTCTTACCCCCTCCAGGATTACCAAAAACAATAGCAAGGTCACCAGGCCCGAAACCACCTTGAATACCGTCATTAAGTATAGGCCAAGGACTAGGAATAGTAGGACGGTAATCAGTCCTATACCGAGTCTCAACATCTTTATTATATTCATGTCCAATATTTTTATCCATACCAGCCTTCATAGCTTTCTCTACCTGGTCTCTTATACCGTCGAAATCACCATCTTTAAGTAAATCGGCTGAGTTAAGTATAGCGTTTTTCATTTCTTGATTCTTACAGAAAGTTTGAAACTCTTCCTGTACATATTCCAAATCGTCTTGTGTAGCTTCGTATGAGTTTCTTAACTCTTCTTTAAGTGCAACTTGGAGTACCTCATTTTCTAACTTTTGAAGTTCTACTTTAAGAACATCCATAGTTATGTTAGTATGGTATTTATCAAAATACTCACAAATCTGGTTGATAATCCATTTATGAGAATCAGCATCGAAGTAATGATCGTGTAAAACATCTCTTACGTTAAGTAGAAACTTTTTATCCGTCAATAATGATCCTAAAACTTTTAGTTGGAACCCTTTCCCGTACTGTTGTAAACTCTTTAATGTCATTTATAACCTTTGTTTAAATATAACTATTTTTTATCTAATAGCCAACTGCTTGATTGTATTTTATCTCCTAAACCATCTATTAGTTCAATATCAAACATTCTACATATTTCAGCTTCAGGAATAGTATCGTTATTTTGATCTCCTCCATTTGCAAAAGCTAGTTTCATTGATCCTAAAAACTTATCAACCATACATTTTAAGGTAGCATTTTGAGTAGAATCTTTATCTATCGAAATCCAAGCCATATCTACTACTGATAATGCTCTAATAATACGTATTCTTTCTTCTTGGTCTTGAAAGAACTGTGATCCTTTCATTTCCCTTTGTTTGTCATTATTTACTATTACAATAAGTATATCACCTACTTCTTTAGCTTTTTCAAATAAATCTAAATGTCCTTTATGTAATGGATTAAAATACCCGCTAACTATTATTGCTTTTTTCATAACTTTTTGCTATTAATCTTCTAAATTTAGTAGTACTCCAACCATGTGAACGGTCAAAGTAGTGTACTGGTATTTTTAAATCATCACCAGTAAAAGGTTTATTTTTATAATCATCTCCTAAAAACCTTATATCAAACTCACCCATCTTTAATAAATCATACAACTGTTCTTCATAGGTATATCTAATAACATCATCAACATATTTTAAAGATAGTAACATTTCTTTTCTATCTACAGCAGAAAGTACTGGTTTGTGTTTGTTGGCTCTTTCTAAAGAAGGATCAGTATGAAGTAACACAATCAAACAATCACAATGTTCTTTTGTTTCCTTAAACATTTTGATATATCCTGGATGAAGTATATCAAAGTTTCCTGCTATAACTCCTTTTAACATAACTCGCATTCTGGTGCAAATAAGAACCAAGCAAATAAAAGTAAGAGTACCCCAATAGTAACCAATACTTTAATCCACATTGGTTGTTTCTCTTTCCATTTTCTTAACTTTTTACCTCGTTCTTCTACTTTCATTTTCTTTTCTAACCAAGCTTCGTATCTACCCACCCAATCAAACGGTGGCATTTTTAATAAACAGAGAATAAGTACTAACCACATCTCTGATTCTCCTGCGAGGATTAAATATATAGTTGGAACGATAACTATCCACCCCAACCATTTTTTTATAAAGTTTCTTAACTTATTCATATTTCCAAAAAACTTGTAAAATTATTATCATCGTTGCTAGTACTAATATAGTACCAGTTTTGATATTTATACCTTCCTTCATAAAGACTAAAGTCAAGATATAAAAACTAAATATACCAGTAGCAAAAGCTACTATTCTAGCAGGCCATAACTGCCCGTTAAAGTACTCTACTATATAAGTAGTACCATAAATATAAGATGCACCTACTGGTATACCCATAAGACCAGAAACTAATATAGGGTGATCTTTAACCCACGTGTTAATAAACTGACCATTAGTTTGAAACCAAGCAAGTGATTGAGCAACTAAAAATAAAACTAATCCTATTATTAATGATCTATGACTCATTATACTTTTGTTAAGTCTCTAAATGTTTCTAACCATCCTTCGGTATTTTTAGTAATACCTTCAATCTTGTCCTGTTCCAGTAAACGTAAAAAGGCTCCTGCCTGCAAATCAGGGGTAGGTTGTTTAAGTACATCATTTACATATTGTTTTTCATCATCATCTAAAGAAGTATTATGTAAATCCATTAACTCAAAGTTAGTTAATACTCTATCCCAGTTATGTATTATTTTTGCAAATATTTTTTTACCTTCAAGCTTTTCTTCAGCTACTTTAAAAATATAATCTAAGTTAGTTTTTTCAGTTAATAGTTTAGGAAACTCCGCTACTACTGTTTTTATTCCTAATCCTTTTACTCCTTGAAGATTATCTGAGTTATCACCTAATAATGATTTAACTAAGTTGTAGTTCTCTGGTAATACCTTAAGTTCTTCGAATATATTATCTTTCGTAAAGGTTTTCTTTTTAACAGGAGCATATACTTCAACAGTATCATCCACTAGCTGTAAAAAATCTTTATCAGATGATATAATAGTACATTTCTTAACATTAGATACAGAAGCTTTTTTAGCTATCCAAGCCATTATATCATCAGCTTCTAACTTTTCAAGTACTATCTGATGTATGGGTAGGCATTCTAAGTAATCTTGAGTTCTAAATAACTGCCCTACTAATGCTTCTGTTTCTTCTTCTTTAGTATCGTATAATCCCCAATGTGTTATTCTAGAGTTAGCACGTTGTGCTTTATAGTTTGGATCAATATTCTGCCTATTACCAGAGCCTCCTTTACCGTCCCATACTACTATAACTCTAGTAGGATCAAATATACGAGTAACATAACCCAAAGAGCGAAGGAACCCAACGAAGCCTCCTACGTGGGTGCCTGTTGGATTCATCGCTTTCAGGAGCGAAAACGATCTAATCAACGTATTCATTCCGTCAATCAACATTATATGATCGTTCAACGCACGGGGTGGGGTCTGCTTTAAGTTCTTAAGAATATCGTCGTATGCCATTAATCTAGAAGATTTGGAGTAATCACATCTTCTTCTAAGTCTCCTTCTTCTATAAGATCAAAATCTAGACTACCAACAAGTTTTAACCAATGTTCTTTATGAGCATCTTTATACTTATCGATCTCTCTTTTATCGTCAGGTATAAATCCGTGTTGAGTCATAACTACTCTACCTCTAGATTGTACTCCTCCAATATGATTCTTTTCTATCTGAACGTTAGTACGTTTAGCAAACTCTACTTGCATACCGTTCTTGATAGCCTTAATCTTAGAGGTACCTGGGTTAGTAATATTACCGAAAGTAACTACTAAAGTAGCATCATACCACATAGACATTCCACCTTTATTCTGTAACTTAGCCATACCCATAGGCGACTCAGGTTTCATAGTCCATACTTTATTGATAGCAACTAACGTATTAGTATAAGCAGAGTTTTCTTTTCTAGATAATAGAATCTTCTGATTAAGATTATTACCAAACTGAGTAGACATAGCTCCTGCATTCCATTCGTTATTATTCTTATTAGATCTAACGGATAAATCACAAGGTACTGAGCCAATACTATCCCAGAAGAAGCACATATCGTAAGGTAGGTTACCTTTAGCTTGTTCGTCCATAAGATCAGCAATATAAACTGCTACATCTTCTATAGTATTTAACTGACCTCTATCAGCATATAAGAAATGTCCTTCATAATCAGTTACTGTACCATTTTCATCTTTTACTTCCTCGAACTGTAATCCCATCTCTTTAGCATGTTCCCAAGACCATTTCATCTCAGTAATAATAAAAACAGGGAGAATGCCCAGCTTTTGAGCATTCACCGCAGCTTCTAGTAGGGCAGTAGTTTTGCCCGTATCACTATGTCCACGCAATAGAGTGATATGTCCGGTAGGAATACCGGGTAGGGAGGTAATATCTTGAAAGGCTTTAGATAGAGGTATCCATCCTTGCTCTTTAAACTTCACAGAAGCATTAGAGTATCCTTTCTTCTTTTTAAAGTTCGATAAGTTAAACGACTTGCGTACAGCAGCGGTCGCTTTTTCTTGTACTTCTTTCTTTTTCGCCATTATTCATTAAATAAGTCATCAAATTTACTAACTGTGTCTTGGTTGCCAGCAGTAGCTGTTTCCAATGTAAAGTCAGTCTTTTGAGGACTTGTGCTTTCTGGCGTAGTTTCTGATCCTGCAGTAGGAGTACTAGTCTCCTCAGCTCCAGGGTTTAAATAACTTTGTAGTTGTTTTTTAATAAAGTCGTAATCGTACTCAGTATGAACTTCAGTAGGATTAGGTTGAGTCTTAATCCATGTATCGACTAAATCATTATTATCAGATAAAGGAGTTTGTTTTGGTTTTATTCTTACAGTAGTCTCAGGGTAAGGATTACCTTGTACCTGCTCTACAACCATATCCCATCCGTTAATAACGTCTGTAAAGTCTCCGATATCTTCATCTTCAGCTAAAGCAAGTAATGCTTTATAGATAGTGATACCAAAGCCCCATAGTCTTACACCTTTTTCTTCTTCTCCTCTTACAACAACAGGAGCGAAGATTCTAGTTTTAGGGTTAAGTTTACCTGATAGAGACCAGTTGTCTTTATCATTTGTCTTTCTTAGTTCTTTAACGAACTCCTCGATTGGGTCTTGCTTACCAAAGTTTGATAAAGCTACCATCGGGTACTTTCCTATTCCGTAGTGAAACTTAAGCTCCTTAAACGGAAATGTAGGATCATAAGCAGAAGGAACGATTCTGATCGTCTGCTTACCAAGTTCAGGTTTCCAAAAGATTGTGGAATAATCCGTCTTTTCTCTTTGCTGACCGCTATTATTTAGCGAATCCAGCTTTGCGCGTATAGCATTTAAATCCATATATAACTATTTTTAATATAACGTTTATTATAATATAAGAACTATTTTTTAGTTCTCCAACTCTATTATCTTGTAAAGTTTAGTATTTACTCTTTTGAGTTCTGGTCCTTTTGTAAGTAGTATACAGTTGCGGTAATCTAACCAGTTTATTCTATAAGAAGTATCTAAAACACCTCCGTTTAGTTCTTTTATTAATGTATTAAGTGCATTAATCGTATAGAGAGTATTAGACTCTTTTTTACGGTGAACTAAAATAGTGTTATCTAAGAATGTACCAACATTGCCAAAATCTACATTGTACGTGCAGATGTATTCATCTTGAGATTTGGAATATAGCACAAAGATTTTATTGTATATAATCTTGTACCTATCTTGAATCTCCTCCAGTATACCATCTAACGTCTCTTCAGTGGCAAAAGTACAGAAAAGCTTATTACTCATATCTTCGTTTAAATATATCGGCTCTAGGTCGTAATCAAAAGCCGGTATTGTAACATTTTGTATCATATATAAATATCTTTTGCGTTCTATAACACTAGATCTTTCGAGTATTTAAATTTTATTGGGAATTTCCCATCACTTTCTAAGATCTCTTGTAAATCTTCTAATGTTTCTTTACCATCCTCTTTATGAAAATCAAAAAGTAAAGCATCGTATGTATAAAGTACCATCTTAGTTTTTTTATCCTTGAGATATCTTAGTACATCTTTTAATATAAGAATATTTCTTGAAGTCTCTAACGATTGCATTAAATAATTCATTAACTTTTGTGGATTCATATCTTTTAGTTTATTTGTAAAAGGTTTTCCACTAATCGGCGCCAAGACTTCTCCGTCATCTTCATACTGTTTCCATAAGTCTTTGATATAATAATCAATTTTTGTAAAGATTGGTAAGAAAGCGTATTTCTCCGGTATTTTGCCATAAATTGCATGAAAGTTAATCTGTTTTGCTTCTGAATATTCATCATCTGTTATTTCTTCTTTTTTAAAGTACTGTTTAGCTAGCTGCTCATGAGCTGACTCGTTTGATAAAGGGTATTCAATCTGTTCAGAAAGTAGACGCAAGTGATAACCGTCGAAATCCAACTCAACAAAGTAATCACCGGTAGGTCGAAAGCATTTTCTGTGTTGTTCGCTCTTAGGAATAGCAGCGAAGTTAACGCTATTAAAAGCATTAGTAGGTCTAGATGTGACATTATATAAGTTGTATGAAGTTAAAACTTGATTATTCGTAATATTGTATAAAGGATTACGAGGTTTAAACATATCTATAAAGTTATCATAATAAACTCCTAACCCTGATTGTTCTATAAGAAAAAATACATTAGTAGCAGTATTGTTATAAAAATCAAAACCAGAAGGTATATTATACTTTATAACTTTTTTAATCTTTTCATATACTTTTTCACAACTTTCATGAAGTTTTGGCAACGGTATAATCTTATTAACTTCAACAAAATCTCTATACTTACTATAAAAGTAGTTAAGATCATGAGAATACTCTAATCTATCATAATCCGTCATTGAATAAAGTAATGATAAATCTATTGCATCCTGTAGATTAAAGTGATATAGAAGGTTTTTCTTGTCTAATGTATATAGTTTACTCGCTTTAGAAAGTATAGAGTAGACACGTTCTTTTGAAATATTAAGACCTTCATCATGATCTATAGGAATAATAAATCCATGATCTGATCCTATAAGTCTTATATAAACAGCAACTGTTGAGGTAAGTTTAGGATGGTATTCGTTATTAGTAGAAATAACTTCAACGTATACTCCTAATCTAACTAAATTTTCTAATGATGTAAGCTTGCTTTCTTGCTCTACTATATAAAACACTTAAATAACCTTTTCTATAATGTAAGAAAAAATTACTTAACTACAAACTGTCCAGGGTCTTTTAGTATTTGATCTCCTATTCCTGGTAATATTTTTTCAGCTTGATCTATTACATCTTGATTTTTTGCTTTAGTACCAGGGTATAAAAATCCATCGATTATTTCATCTTCTGGATTTCCAGTTACATACCAAACTATTTTTAAAGTTCGTCTATACAACTTACCTTCTTTTTTTTGAGCTAAATATTTTTCTTTATCAAACTCTACTACTTTACCTGTCCTTCCATCTTTTGCGAAAAATCTAGTAAAAGTACCTTTTGAATAATCTTTGGCAGAAGGAGTTCTTCTAATATTTACAAAGTTAGATTTTGGATCCTCAACATCAGCAGGTACAAACTCTAATGGTTTAGATTTAGAAGTTATTTTATCTCCTTTAAAAAAGTTTCCTAGATGATCAGCAACAAACTTACCTAAAAACGGTAGACCAGATTTTGGGTCTAATAGTTTTCCAGCTATTTTGCCTCCTTTCTTTTGTTTTGATTTAGGTATGTACATTATTGTATAGCGTAAAATTGAGTTTTTATATTAGTATACCATTTATTGTCAGTTCCGATTTCATGATCAAGTCCTGTTATAATATAGGCAAAACTATCATACTTTTCAGGTAAAAGACCAGGTTTTATTTTAAAAGCAGTTCCTATTTTGAATCCAGTGATACCTACTAGCTTTAAGGACAGTTCTACTGGTACTACTCCTTGTGGTACAGGAGTACTTCTTGCTACTTTATAGAATCGGTTCATTTCAGCTATACTTTCCTGTCTTAGTTGATTCCATAGTTCAGAATCAAATGATTGATTAGTTATAGTTTGTTCAAAAAACTTAGATACTGAGTCTATTACTGTTCCATCTGTAGATCTTTCCGCGTTATTAAACTTAGTCCAAACGTCTCTTAAATCTTCTATATATGTCTTTCTTCTTTCCTTAGCTTGTTTTTCCAGTTCTATTGGATCCGGATCTTTTGGGTCGGGTTCAACTGTCTTTACAGGAATATGTCTATCAATAGCTCCTGAGTTCCATTTTAATATTGCTTCAACATTATCTTTATAGTTACCGCTATTACCTTGAGCAGCTATAGCAACTTGTGATGATATTTGAGATGATATTTTACTTGATAATCCTATATCTACTACAGTAGAAGACAAACCAGTTATCTGTAGCTCTTCAAGTCTTGATTTAGCATCAGTGTTTCTTCTATCAACAACTTTATAAATACATTCATAATGATCGTAAAATAATCCTATGTCATTTATTTCTCCTAAAGCATTATTAATACCTGAAAAAAGTTCATCTAAAAAGTCTTGTACTCCTGCACCTTCTTCTTGAGGTCCGTCTATTACTTTACTAATGCATTTCTTAACAAAAGTAGAAGTAACCATAATATTCATAATATCATCCTTTCTACTTCCAGCATATGCCGCCATATTTTTAGTAACTTCTCCTAATAGTATTGTGAAGTCTTCATTTTTACCTCCATCTTCTAAATATTCAGGGAAAGCTTTTAAATTTGGTATTTTAGGTAATACAGCTACTAAAGGGTCTACTGTTATATGTTGTGGAAATGTAACGTATTTTTCACCATAGTTTATGGAAATATTCAGTAGGTCTTGATTCTTTTTTGGATCTTTTAGATTAAAATGATAGTTAATAATATCAATAACAGCTCTTAAAGGCATGTATATCAAGTTTATACCTTTATCAAATACACCCATAAAACCTTCTCCAGCTATATCTTGATTTATTCTAAATACATCAAAAGATATAAGCTTGCTAACAGCATCTGCTGCTTTACCTTCATCACTTGCTAAATACTCTTTTGCATTAAATGTATTATCGTCAGTATTAGCTTCTAATCTGTTGAATATAAAATGAAACTTACTTTTTCTAGCTTCTTTTTCTTCTTCTTGTTTCTTTTTTTCTGCTTTTGTCATATCAGAAGTTTTACCAACTGATAATGATTCAAGGATAATACCTTTAGATACTATTTTTACACTACAGTCATACCCGCCATCAGGTCTAAAAGACCAGCTAAAGTTAGTGATATAACCAAACATGCCGTCATAGTTACCTTTAGAAGAAGTTCTTTTTTCATTAATCGCCTTATCTATAGTAACCATTGTTTTAGACTGAAAGAAGCCATTATCAGGGTATATAATACTTTCTTTTCCTGCATATTCTATATCATCGACACTATCACCTACGTATACTGAATGTCCCCATTCTAATAAAGCAGAGTATCCTGGTCTAAAATATAGTAGTTCAGCACGTTCTAGATCTTCTAATGACCATACTGAAAAATTAACTTCAGCTTGCATTAAAGTTCCATAGGTATTTTTAGAAGCTACTTTTAATCCTGTTATACCTGGCATTGGTCTAACTCCTAATCTGTTATCTTTGTTATAAGTCTTGAGTGGATCATATTTACCAAATAGGTTGATACCTTGAACACTTTTATTAAAGAACTCTGCAGCTCTTCCTCCAGTTAATATAAAGTTTGATGCTGTTTTATTATCCTCACTTATCTGTGTAGTAGGTATTTTTCCTGTTGCTACACTATCTAAAACCTGTTTATTAGTAACTTCATTAACACTTGATCTAAGTACTACCCATGCAGTATTAGAGTTGATAGCTTGTAAGTTTTGTAAGTTTTTAGAAGATTTAGAATATAGTTCTTCTCTTACTTTTAACTGTTTAGCAGCTAAAGCAGGTATTGAGGAACCGAAAGATTCGTTTTTTCCAGCCATTATCTTTGAGCATTAACATCGTCAAACAATCTTCTTACTGTACTAGCATCTGCAGGAATACGTAACTGTTTTCCTTTCTCTACAGTTAGGCCGTCAGTTTTAGAGACATTTGCTGATGCTATTACCCACCACAAGCTACTATCGTTGTAGAACTGTTGTGCAAGTGTATCGTATCTATCACCATCAGTTGCTATAACATAAGTATCATCTTGTGTTATAGGTACCTCAGGATAGATTACATTAGGATAGTATCTAACTCCTTCTTGAGTTTTTAATATTTCTTTATTATTAAATCTTTTTGCCATAACTTAAAAGCCACCGAATGGCGGGATATCTATTTTCTTTTTCTCTAACGTAGCTGTTTTTAATGGAACTATTTTAGGTCGCTCTGCTTGAGGTCTAGGAGTATCAAACTTTTTGACTTCTTGAGATTCTATTTCATTAACTGTTTTAAGCTTTTTAGGTCTTACTGTAAAGTCACTATCCCCTCCTATATAGTTTTTAACTTGAGATGATACATTAAAGTTATGTATAGGAGTAAATGATATACTTATATTAAGTAAATGGGGAACTTTTAAATAACCTTCGTTATCAAGATCGATTTCCCATGGATAGTTAGTATCCCAAGATAACCCTACTGAGCTTATAAAGCCGGGTTGTTTAGAAATATAATCACCTATAGTTATTCTGCTCAAAGTACCTCTCATAAACTGACCTGCTTGTCCATAAGTAGGAGCTGTTGAACCTACAAGAGCATTAAGTTTTTTGTATAAAGGTATGAGTTCTTCTTTACTAAAAGCAGCCATTTTAAAAGCAAAACTTATATCTCTTTTAAATCCTTGATATGTATAAAACTCTTCTGCTCTTCCAATATACTTTGTACCTGACCAATCTCCACTGTAGTTATCATCTAAACTATCTAAATGAGCTCTAAAATATAAATATTTACTTGCTCCTCCTGCTTCTACTATATTGAACTCAAATGGTATAATGTCTACTGCTTCTTTTCCTAATAAAGACTTAGTAGATTCTTCTAGTTTGTTTAACTCATCAACTCCTTCTGTATTTTTATTACCTTGATCTCCTAGTTTTAATCTTGACTGTATGTATATAGGTGATGTTAAGTAATTCTTTTTATCATTAGTCTGATCTACTAGATCATAAGATGAGTCAAAAGAATCAGGTCTTTCCTCTAAAAAGTTTTTCTTTTCACCGTATTTATCCTTTAAGTTATTAGCATCTGAATCAGAAATAGCAAACTGAGATAATCCGCTTACATCACCTTCTCTGTAATGTAGGCTTTTATCAGCTTGTTTAAAACCGTCAGTAGAGACTGGTAAAAATGGTGGAGCGCTAGGATATTCAGCTCCATCTTTTATAACTTTATTAGTTAAATAAGTTTTATTATCATCTATATCAAGTACAGATTTTTTTTCATCTTTTTGGTTAGCTTGTAAACCACCGCCACCGTAAGGAGATCCAATAACGTCACCAGATAAAGCAGATGATGCTCCGTCTATAGTACCTACACCTGAACCTAATGAGTTACGTAAAAAATCTCCAAATGCTGAACCTTCTGTTGGTTCTCCTCCTGATTTTAAGTAAGTACTTCCTCCGTTATTAATAAAGTGAGTGCCGGTTCCATTTAAAGGTACTTGAGCAAATATAGCTGTAGTAGCCATAGCGTTATTCTTTAACGTATCTATAGCTTTATCTTTTAACTTTTTTACATCAAATCCTTTAAATCCTTTCTTTGCTCCATTTGCAAGATCAGATATAGTACCTGCATTTTGTAATAATGCTTGATTACCTTGAAACTTTAGTCCTGGTTTTCTTATGAGTAGTTTAGTAAATCTTTCTAGATCGTTAGTTCTAGCGTTTATTTGATTGTGCTTTCTACCTGATCCTTCTAAAGAAGGTAGATCGTGTTGAACATACGGCTTCTCTCCAAAGTCACTAAACTTTAGACCCCTCCAATCAGTCTTTAGAGTAATCAGAGGTTTTCCATGATTCTCTGGTTTGTATGCTCCTGAAGACATTTACTATCCTGGTTTGTTATCCAAGTATTTATCTGGTGTAGCTCCGTCTAAATCGTGAGTAGAATGTTCTGCTTTTTGAAGTTTAGACTTAGTGTCAACATGTAAACCAGTTGGAGCTTCTGCTCCTGCTCTTAAATCAGGAGTTTCTCCTTTAAGACCTAAGTTTGAACCTGGTAGCTGTGTGTTAAGTATTCCTTTTGCCATGATTATTGTTTTTATTTATAAATAGTTATAAGCCTTTGTTTGAGGCCATTGATATTAACGATCCTGCTTTATTGCCGTCTATGAATACATCTCCTCCTGCTTCTACAGCAGCTCTCAATGCTTTTATTTCTGCTAGAAGTTCTGAGTTAGAATCTCCTTCACCACCTCCGGTTATTCCATTAATAAGAGAAGTAATAGCGCCTGATGCTGCTATCATTGGTGCTGCAAGTGCAGTAGTCATTACAAGATCTTTTATTTCGTTTATTTTTTCTGTTTCTAATGTACTTAATGCTAAAGCTATTCCTGCTAGGCCGGCTGCTATTGCTGTTAATGATGTAGCAACGCCTGAAAGGGGTTGTGCCATACCAGCTAATGTCTGTAAATCAGCAAGTACTCCTCCTCCTAATAATCCAGTTAATCCAGATACTAATGAACCTCCTGCCATTGCTGCAGAAAAAGCTAATAACCCTCCTGCTAATCCTAATAATGCTGGACCAGCTAGTAGTAAACCTGGTGTCATCGATGCAAAAGAACTTAAAGAACCTAATACTTCTTCAACATTAACTGCTCCTAATAGAGCAAATGCTCCTGCTAG